GGCTTGCAACGACGAACTGACCGACCATGAAGCAACATGGAAGGACTTCACAACCGGAGAATTTTACGACCTATGCGGTAAGTGTTGGTCGATCTCCCGCACCGCTGAACTTGAAAGTGAGCTAAATTCGTGCTATACTAGTGTTTTAGACACACAGGAGGAAGACGAATGAGAGACATTTCAACGTCTATCTTGGTTTTAGAATTACGGAACAGGGTCTTTGACCAGATTGAAGACCCTGAACCGCAATATGATGCTTGCCTGAGTAACTTATCAGGTAGACGTCTTTTAGAGCTAGGGGCTGTCTTACAGGACACCCCAATCACAACACCTGCACCTAAGGAGGTCAGATAATGTCTGTAGTAACTGGAACTGTTGCTTTCGCTAACCTAAACGAACACGAGGTGTTCAACGGCCAATCAACTGGCAAGTACTCTTTGGTTGTCGTACTTGACGACCCTGACGCTGAGAAACTTGAGAACGAGGGCATCAAGATCAAGATGTACAAGAATCAAGCACAGCGTAAGTTCACAACCAAGTTTGAGGACTTCCCTGTCATTGACAACGACGGCGAGCCCTTGAGCAAGTCATCGGTACGCTACGGCGACAAGGTGCGTATCAAGTACAACCTTGGCAACCCTCACCCTGTCCACGGTGTCGCACCGTACCTTCAAGCGGTACGTGTAGTCGAGAAAGGTGAAATGGTCGTGGATGATGACGATGGTGAGTTCTGAGGCCGAGTTCCTTGAACACCGTCAATGTCCCTCTTGCCCGTCTTCTGACGGGCTTGGGGTTTACTCAGACGGGCACGGCTACTGCTTTGCCTGTCAAACACATTTTAAGGAGGTCGACGGAGTGGAAGCTGTAGAGAATAACGTGGTCAGCTACACAAAGCCTGTCGAGATGTACGGAACGCCTCAGGCCATTACGGATCGTCGTATCTCGCTTGACACTGTCAAGAAGTACGGCGTGACGGTTGATGCCCAGAAGCAGTATTACCCATACTACGACAAGAACAACAAGCTCATTGGCTCCAAGGTTCGCACCGTAGCGACAAAGGAGTTCAGCACTCGTGGAGATATGCGTAGCAACCTTTTGTTTGGACAACAACTGTTCAACTCAGGTGGTCGTTACGTGACGGTTGTCGAGGGCGAGCTAGACGCACTGGCGGCTTTTGAGATGCTAGGGTCACGTTACCCTGTCGTCTCTGTTGCCAAAGGTGCCGGTGGTGCGGTCAAGGACTTCAAGCAGAACCTAGAGTGGCTTGAGGGCTTTGAGAATGTCGTCATCTGTTTCGACAATGACGTAGCGGGGCAGGAGGCCGCTGAGAAGTGCGCTCAGATCTTGAGTCCTAACAAGGCCAAGATCGTCAACTTGAGCGACTTCAAGGACGCCTCTGATTACTTGAAGAACAACAAGGTCAGGGCCTTTACGGCTCAATGGTGGGAGGCTAGAGCCTACCGCATGACCGGGGTGATTACCCTTGAGGATGCTTGGGGTGACTTTATCAAGCGGGGTACTGAGGAGATTATCCCGTTCCCTGAGAGTTTCGGTATGCTGAACTCAATGCTCAATGGTGGCATTGCCGCAGGAGAGATCACCGTCGTCGGTGCACTCACGTCTGTTGGTAAGACCACTTTGGTCAACGAGATCACATATCACTTCTGGAAGAATACAACCAAGACCATTGGCTGTGCTTTTCTTGAGGCATCCAACGGCGAGGCTGTCGAGAACCTCTTGACGATCCACACAGGACACAATCTGTCCCTTGAGGATCGTCGGAACATTGACTTTGACCGACTACGCTCAGAGATCATCACAGACGGACGTATCTTGTTACTGGATCATAACGGTGCAGTGGATACAGACGAACTGTTCATGAAGCTCAGGGCGATGGTCAAAGGCAACGGCTGTGACGTGTTGATTATCGACCCGCTACAGGCGGCTGTGACGAGCAACAGCAACGAGACCATTGACGAGTTCATGGATCGGTTGCTTAAGCTCTCCAAGGAGACCGATGTATCCATCATTGTGGTCAGCCATATGCGGAAGCCTAGCCTGACGAATCCACACAATGTCAACGAGTACGATCTGAAGGGCTCAGGCTCGATCAATCAGATTGCATTCAATACGATTCTGCTGAGTCGTGACAAGATGGCAGAGGACGAGTATGCACGGAATAGCACACAGGTGCAGGTCGTCAAGTGTCGTCGTACAGGCATCACAGGATCAGCAGGTTGGCTTTATTACAACGGGCTCACTGGACGCCTAGAACGTGGAGAGAAACCAGACGTACATGAGGCAAATAATATAGAGGAGTTTTAATGCGCTGTATTTGGGATATTGAAACAAACGGCCTCAAGCCCACGGTCATATGGTGCTTGTGTGCCATTAAAGATGACAAGATGTACACACTTGAGATGCCGACTAAAGAGATGGTTGAGGAGTTGTTTGCTGACGTAACTGAACACGTTGGACATAACTTGATTAACTACGATATCCCTGCGGTTGAGCGACTCCTGAACGTGTCGATAACAGGTAAAGTTTCGGATACGTTAGTCATGTCACGTTTATATAACCCACAATTGGAAGGTGGTCACTCACTGGACTCTTGGGGTCAACGACTTAACTTTCCAAAAGGAGATTATCATGATTGGTCTGCGCTTACGCCAGAAATGGTGGAGTACTGTAAGCAAGACGTTAGCGTTACTGAACGACTATACGAGAAACTCAATCGGGAGCTTAGTGAGTTTGGAGATCACAGCATTACTCTTGAGCACTCAGTACAGCGTGCAATTACAAATCAAATCCAAAACGGATGGCTCTTAGATCAACGTAAAGCAACAGACCTTGTTGCAGAACTAAAGGAAAAACAGAATGATCTTGAAGAAAAAGTACATGAGAAATTTCGCCCGTTACCTACTTTCATTAAGGAGATCGTACCTAAATACAAAAAGGATGGCTCGCTCTCGCCCGTCGGCCTCAAGTTCTTAGGAGACGATTGGATTTATGTGGGTGGTACTTTTAGCCGCATTGATTGGCCTGCTTTCAATCTTGGGTCTCGTCAACAAATAGGGAGGTATCTTAGGCGATTCGGTTGGAAACCTGAGAAGTTTACGGAGACTGGTCAAGCTATTGTCGACGAGAAGACACTGGAGACTGTTACTGATATACCTGAGGCTCAGCTTATTGCGGAGTATCTCATGGTTGGGAAGAGGATCGCACAAGTCCAGTCGTGGCTTAACGCAGTCGAGGATGACGGTCGAGTGCATGGACAGGTCAACGCCATAGGCGCAGTTACAGGACGTATGACCCATAGCTCGCCCAATATGGCACAAACGCCTGCCGTTGGTGTGCCGTATGGTTACGAGTGTCGTGCCTGTTGGATTGTACCAGAAGGTCACAAGCTCGTCGGTGTGGATGCGTCTGGGTTAGAATTGAGGATGCTTGCCTCATTCATGAACGATAAGGAGTATACTAATGAAATCCTCAACGGAGACATTCATACAACAAATCAAGTCAATGCAGGCTTGTCTACACGGGCTCAAGCAAAGACATTTATATACGCCTTCCTCTACGGAGCAGGAGACGCTAAGATCGGCTCTATTGTGGATGGAAGTCAGAGGACTGGAGCGAGACTTAGACAACGCTTTCTCGAAAATACTCCCGCACTTGCAGAGCTTAGAGAACGAGTCTCAATTGCCTCACAGCGGGGCTACCTCAGAGGACTGGATGGACGACGCCTTTACATCAGAAGTGAACATTCTGCCCTGAATACACTCCTTCAGTCTGCCGGGGCAGTCGTCATGAAGAAAGCTCTAGCGATCTTCACAGAGTATGCTCCCAAGTGGAATCTGACGTACAAGCTCTTGGGGTCAATCCACGATGAATACCAGTTAGAGGCTCCTGAGTCTCAGGCTGACAAGGTTGGTTGGCTGATGGTTGAGTCCATCAAGGCCGCAGGTGTACAGCTTGACCTCAAGTGTCCTCTGGATGGTGAGTATAAGGTTGGAAATAACTGGGCAGAGACGCATTGATGCCTAAGCATTTTTGTGATATAATAGTGGTTTACACTGGAGATTAAGATGATTCAGACAATAGAAGACTTTGAGGAGCGTTTGTCAGAGCTAACGATTGGCACTGATAACGTACAACAACTGATGGACTTTGTGCGCTTACTTGAAAAACGCTACGTATGGCAATCTCAGCGTTGCAACGTAGCGGCTAATCTTCTAGGCCATAATGTAATCAACGAATGCATGATGGAAGAAGATAATGGATAAATCAATTTACACACTGGTAGACGACATCTACGCACTCATGGAGAACCGTAATACTCCTAAGGACGTAGACGTTGATGCGGAGATTGAACGCTTTGGTGAGGCCATGAAAGACCTCATGAAGAAAGAGTTCAAGCCACAAGGTATGCGTGATGGGCGTAAGCTCAGACTGTCTGCCATCGGTAAGGATGATCGTCAGCTTTGGTATTCGGCTAACAAGTACACTCAGGAGAAACTCAAGCCGCATACTTACATCAAGTTCATGTACGGGCATATGACAGAGGAGCTTATTCTGTTCTTGACTCGTATGGCAGGGCACACCGTGGAAGACCAACAGAAAGCCTGTGAGGTCGAGGGTGTCCGTGGATCTATGGACGCTCGTGTTGATGGTCGGTTGATTGACGTTAAGTCAACCTCAAGCTATGGCTTCAAGAAGTTCAAGGACGCTACGCTTGCGTATGACGACCCCTTTGGCTACGTCGCTCAGTTAAAAGCATATGCTCACTCTGAGGGCGACACCAAATATGGTTGGATTGCTATTGACAAGCAGAATGGTCACTTGTGCTATCTTGAGTATGACGAGACAGACACAAAGGCACCTGTGTACTCAGCGATTAACTATGATATTGCTGAGCGAGTACGTCACGTAAAAAAGGCGGTGGAGCTTCCAGAACCTCCGTCCTTCTGTCACGAGCCCGTGGACGATGGGAAATCTGGAAACAAAAAGCTCGCTACGGGTTGCTCGTATTGTGGTTACAAGCTCCACTGTTACCCCACCTTAAGAGGATTTATTTATTCTACTGGTGTAAGGTTTTTAACAGAGGTTGCTAATGAACCTAAGGTTCCTGAACTACAACTTAAGGAGGTCTCATGAAGTATTCTAGATTTTTAGAGAACAAAACACGAATGACTATCAAAGGAAAGAGGTACCGTGTCGGAAACCCTAATCATCCCTTTCATCATGTGTACCAGAAAGAGGGTCATGAGGGTGTCTATATGGCTATGGGTCTGAAATATGCCGATGAGTTAGCGAAAGAAATTAAACGTCGGGTTGAGAATTTATATGATGAAGTTGTTGAAGGGGAGGTGTACATTATTCGCAACAGTGCATGGCCTGAGTGGCAGAAGATTGGTAAGGCCGTTGATGCCAAGGATCGACTCAAGGGTTACCAGACAGGATCACCTAAGCGTGACTATGAATTGATTCATGCAGAGTGGTTCTCAGATCGTCATGTGGCAGAGAAGGCAATTCATACGATGCTAGAGCAACACAAGAGTTGCCATGAGCGTCGAGGTGAATGGTTTAAGTCCTACGACTCCGTGATCAAGGGGGTGATGCGTGAGTACAAAGAAACGCAAGGGCAAGCCGCCTAAGGGCTACGATAGTTGGTTTGAATATGAATTGCACACAGGTGTACTTAAAGGATGTGAGTATCACACTGGAGGTGTTTCATACACACAGACCAAGATGTACGAGCCTGACTTTGCAATAGGAGACTTCCTGATAGAGGCCAAGGGTCGCTTCAGGGACTCTGAAGAAGCACGAAAGTCTGTAGACATACGAAAGAGTTTAATATTTGAAGAATTG